ATCGACCACCAGCAACAGCTCGCTGAGCTCATAGCCTTCTGCCAGGCGGGCGCGAATGTTTTCCAAAGATGATTTGCACACCTGAAATTTCGCACCAGTAGTCAGGTTGAGATGAGAAAGAACCTTCTTAGCCTGATCCGTCAGCTCAACATCGCGGTCGGGTTGCGCAGCAACCTGACAAGAATTATCTGTAGTAATCTCTGTAGCAGTCTTTTGGTAATCTACTTATGAATGAATGCGGGTTTCCTGCACGCTGGATTGCGGCTTTTCCTCACCCTTTAGTAGAAGCGCTTCTAAGCGTTCAGCTTTGACCCTAAAGAAAAGTTTTGCAGGCACGCCCCGCCGAGCTTCTTCCAACACACCAGCTGAATTCAGACGGCGGCGAGCAGTTTCCTGTTCTTCACGAGACAGACCAGTCTCGCCTTTAATTTCCTTTTGAGTTTTATAGAACCAAGAACCGTCCATTCTGTTATGCCAGTACACGAACTGGGAAAGCAGCACGGCACCGGTAACCCCGCCAAAGCGAACAAAACACGCCTGGTAGGCTATTGGCCGATCCAGAAGTGCAATTAAGTTGCTCATACTGCCACCCTGCCGCCTGCCGAATTAAACTGCTCCACAGCCTCTTCAGTTTCGCTGTGGTTGCGGACTATTCTCTGCCCGCTTACTATTCCTCCATACCGGAACGCAGCGGGACGTTTGCCTCCCTTCATTGGGAAGCAGTAAAATTGCCGTACAACAGGTTTTCTGGTTAAATTACTCATGCGATTATTTCTCCACACCAAGTGATTTGGTCGCACCTGAACGCTCCGGGCTGCAACCCGGGGCGCTCGCCTTTTCCGGCGGGCAAAAAACTCTATACAGCAGCGTCAGATGTTCCTGCCACTTAGCTATTACCTGATAGCTGTTCTCCTCAATCTGCTCCCTTTCAGCCGCATCAATCACACCATCTTCTGTGGCTTTGCGCAGATAGGCTGAATGCTTACCGATCCACTCAACAGACTCCATCAGGCGCTCATTGATGTCAGCGTTATCAACATCTTCAATTTCCACCATCGGGACATTCATGCTGTTTGACTGCCGGGATACTGCGTCAGCGATGTATTTCGTGCCGCTGGCCTGTTGCAACACCATCGCCCAGCCCATCGGGAATATCTGGTCGCCCTCAAGGCGCAGACGGTGAAAAAGCGCGTTCTCGTTGATCCCCAGCCATTCAGCAGCTTCCGCATAACCGCCCGGCATGCTGGTAATGGTTTTTCGGATCGCAGCAATAAGCCAGTCTGGTTGCTTTTCTATTTGCCAGTCAGGTTTACCCACGGTTAAGCCCTCTCTACTGTGGTTTCGCTACGGATGCCGTAGCTGTTAAAGTCTCGGTGCTGGTCAGGTAGCGCTGGGGATAAAGAATTTCCAGCTCGCTGATTTCGCTCTTGAAGAACAAGGTGATGGCAGGTGAAGTGCTGCGGATTAATAGCATCATGCCGGACGCTATCGCTGCGCTGAATGCTACTGGCGACGATATGAGCCTTGTTGCTAACCTAAACGCCGCCATGGTAACGCCAACTGCTAATGAGTGGATTAAGGCGCTCCAGGCTGAAGCTGTCGTGCAGACGCGGAAATGCGTCCAGACAATGACCAACCACCAGCAGCCCGGCGTATCGCACGTTATTAACCTCATCTCGCAGCTGGAGATGGATATGCTACGCACCAGCGCCGTTAAGGATGATAAGTGATGAAAACCACTATCTGAATCGACCAAATGAAACTCGTTGCTGCCATTAGCCTTGAAATTTCGCGCCAGTATCCCGGTGTGACGGTCAACTCTGAGCAGTTCAATGCCATCATCGCGGCGGCCAATAGCGTCAAAGCGGCCTACGATGGCACGGAAATTGAGCCAGCCGAAGAAGATGCGTGAACGCCCAATCCTCTTAAATGGCGACATGGTGCGCGCCGTACTAAACGGCAGAAAGACGCAGACGCGGCGGATCGTCCAGTCACCGGCCAAAAACATGCAGGCCACTGGGAGGAAAGTTATCGATTATCGCGAGCCTAGCGACAAGTGGTATGGCGAACATGTTTTCTCAATGCGCAACCAGAGCGGCACATGGTGCGACTACACCAAAGGGTAGTTTCTGGCTAAGTGCCCGTTCGGTGCAGTTGGCGATTACCTGTGGGTGCGTGAGACGTGGAGCGACGTTAATTTTGAGGGGGGCTTCAGCTGTTGCGTACCGCGCTGACGACGAACTGAAGATTGTGACGGATGAAGATGGCGAAGAAGCCGATCCGAAGCTTGAAAAGTACAGGTTTGCAAACTGGTATCCAGACCTGATTAGTGGCACCGAAGGAGTCTGGCACCCGTCTATCCACATGCCGCGCTGGGCCAGCAGAATAACGCTGGAAATTATCGGCTGCGGGTTGAGCGGTTGCAGGATATCAGCGAAGGCGATGAGCGCGCTGAGGGTGTTTGCTGGTCTGATGGGGAACCTAACGAATTAGGCCTGGCTACGCAACTCGTCGTGAATGCCAAAGAAGAATTCGCGCATCTGTGGCGCTCCATCTACGGCGCTGATAGCTGGCAGGCTAACCCGTGGGTCTGGGTGATCGAGTTTAAGCGCGTGGGGGGTGAATGATGGAACAGCCAATTCTCGATATGTGCTGCGGCTCCCGCATGTTCTGACTCGACACGACTGATTCGCACGCCGTGTTCGCTGACATCCGTAATGAGCAGTACACGCTTTGCGACGGACGAAACCTGCATATCAACCCGGACATCATCGCCGACTTCCGCGCGCTGCCGTTCCCTGATAACAGCTTTGCTCAGGTGGTATTTGACCCGCCGCATCTGGAGCGCGCTGGTGAAAACGGCTGGATGCGAAAAAAATACGGCGCGCTGAATAAGAAGACGTGGCGCGATGACCTGCGCGGCGGATTCTCTGAGGCGTTTCGAGTGATGCGGCCGCACGGCACACTCATTTTTAAATGGAACGAGGCGCAGATTCCGGTCAGTCAGGTAATTGTACTGACCGACCAGAAGCCAACTGTTTGGCAGCGTACCGGCAAAGGCGATAAGACCCACTTGATTCTGTTTCTGAAGGAAGGTGAATGATGCAGGCATATACGGAAGAGCAGAGAAAGGCGCTGATTGAACATTCAGAGCACATGTTAACGCTAACTGCACCAAGCGAGTTGAGTACGCAACTTTTCAAAATCGCGCTCGCGGCTCTGACGGCGGGGCCTGTCCTTTACAGGGATAGCCAAGGCTGCTTTGTGACTAAGCTCAAAGGTGAAAAACTGATTAAAGCCGGAGAGCTTGTTAAACCGCTTTACACCGCACCGCCCGCCCCGGCGCTACGGCTGCCGGAGGAGAAACGGGTATCTTTGGCGACCGAAATCGTCGAACACCTGGTCGATTGCGGCAGTGCAGATGAAGAAGCGATTGAGCGCTATACGGCATGGGTTATTAAGCGCCTGAACGCCACCGCGCAATCAGCACCTGACTACAGCGAATGCCCGCTGTGCGATAGTTCATATATATAGCGGGTATGCAGGCGGGATTTAACTTCGGCGACTCTGGCGACAATGAGGGTTTTAACAAGGCAGTTAACTCTCGTCGCAAACAGATTTCGGATAGCCTGAACGCCACCGCACCGCAGCCTGAGCCAGTTGATTATTTCCATCGCTGATATCGAAGGCGCGCACCTCTGCTTATAAGGCGATGGTTAAATTTCCGCAACCTAACTATGTGCTGTTGAAAGTGGCTGAAGAAGCTGGCGAAGTGCTACAGGCTGGCGTGCATTACACTGAAAACGCATGGCATGGGATGAGGTTGAAGGAGAAATAGTTCAGTTGCTGGCGATGCTCATTCGCCTGGTAACCGAAGGCGATCAGGTTAACGGCATAACACCGCCAGATTCGTGCCGCGCCGCTGGCTATCAGGTGGAGGAATAATGAGTCTCGCATCAGATCTGCTTCGGAAGCTTGATCGGCCAAAGCCTGTAAAAAAATGTTAAGGGAGTAAACTTACATAATAGTCGATATGAAGTGCGCATATACCGAAAAGGAAAGCGGAATTACTTTGGGTCATATCTGACGCGGGAAGAGGCTGAAGAGGTGGCACTCAGAAAGAGGCAGGAGATGAGCAGCCATGCATAAATCCCCCGCCGAACGCAAAGCCGCGCAGCATGCCAGGCAGGCCGCTGCAGGCGGTAAAAAGCTTGAGTTGAAGCTGGATAGTCAGGAAGTAGATATGCTGGCGCAGAACTGCGCCGCACGCCGCCCCGGCCGCGTGCCGTATGAGCTGAACGAGTACATCGCGATGCTCATCCACAAGGATAACGCAGAGCTTCAGCAGCAGCTTGCAGAGCTGGCAAAGCGTCAGTGCGGTAAGTGTGGCGATCAACTGCCTGTCACCTCATGCCCATGCCAGGGCGAATCGGCATGTTGGGCCACCAGCGGCTGGCTTGAGACTAAATTAAACATCACGCTGTGACATGTCACGGCAGATTTAACCTGTTGCAGCAGGAGTGGAGAAAATAATGAATTCAGATTTTATGAGCGAGCAAAAAGTGATGCGGGAGATTGGCAAGGCCCGGACCGCACTCTGGCGGTTACGTAAATGCCATGGCTTCCCTTCCCCTGTGCTTACTCATCCGGCGCGCTACAGCCGCAAAGCGGTTCAGCGCTGGATAGAGTCAGGCGGTGTTAACCGAGCTGTTTAACATGCCAGAATATTTTATCAGCGTAGAGCTCGTATGCTTTACGCTGCTCTTCTAACCAGTCGTGTTTGTTATATACCGCCATCACCCCGCCCAGCTCATGCCCCAGCATTTTCTCCGTAACATGAGGCATAACCCCTTCACTGGATAAATTTGTCACCAGCGAACGGCGGAAATCATTTGTACGCCATTCAGGTATATCTATACCGCGGCGTAACTTCTTCATGTAGAGGTTCGATGACGATCTGTCTATCGCCTTATCCAGTTCCTGCCCCGGAAAAAGCACGCTATTTTTTGTGGCCAGCAGTTGCTCAATGTAAGGCCTCACCTGTTCGAAAACAGGGCGACGGATAACGTTTCCCATTTTGGAGTGAGCGGACGGAGTAGTCCAAATCAGGTCATCCATATTGAACTCTGACGCTGTAGCCAGGCGCAGTTCTGATAGCCTGGCTCCCCAAAGCAACAGCAGCTGATGAAGCACGCGATTTGAGGTGACGATTTTGCTGTTCTCAAGCGCCAGCCAGATTTTTGCCAGCTCGGTGTAAGTCAGCACGCGATCACCCACATCGGGCTTTTTCCCAATGTTCCTGACGCTCAGCTTTGTCAGCTCACATGAGGGGATCAACTGCCGACTGATACACCAGTTTATGACAGACCGAAGTTGGAGCAGCAACACCCGCGCTTTCTTCTTATTCAGCTTTTCCTGCTTATCGAAAAACAGCACCCATTGCGAGACAGGGATACTGGCAACCGGCATGTCTTTGAACTCTGTGTACATGGTGTTGTACACGACAGATTTGTACAGGATACGGGTGTTCTGCTTTAACCCTTCTACGTACTTCTCCCACCACTGATCGAGGCATTCCTGGAGCGTCAGCTCACCCTTGCTACTGGCAAAGTAGGTTTTAGGGTGGATGCCCTTCGTGTACAATCCGCGCATCTCGCCGACGATGATGCGCGCGTCTTTAAGTGAAGTGTCAGGGTAGCGACCAACTGTGAGGCGTACAGGCTTGCCGTTCCAGCGGAACCGGAACTGAAATGAGATTGTGCCAGTGGGTGTAATGCGTGCGCTCAGTCCATCCCCGTCAGTGACTTCAGCGGGGCCGCTGTAAGGTTTGCCGTTAATGCTTCTGAGTCTGGTATCGCTGAGCGCCACTGGCTTATGTCCTGTACACATGGATCTGTCGCATTCTGTACTCAATGTGTACGCAAAGGCAAGTGAACGAAGCCATTTCACTATGGTTTATATCTAAACAAAGTAAGATGATATGAAAGGTAAGAGTTGTTAAAAACTCAGGTTTTCCGGTAGTATAGAAACCAGTTCGAACATCACTGAACTCGCCGAAAAGATGTCCCCTTAGTTAAATGGATATAACGAGCCCCTCCTAAGGGCTAGTTGCAGGTTCGATTCCTGCAGGGGACGCCATTTAGCAGTCCGCTCCCATCCGAAGCAGTTCGCCAAACCCCAGTCCAACCTGACTTTATCAACATCAACCGTTCGCCACAGTTCGTCATCGTCCGTTGACAGCCTGACTTTTGTCTGGGTAAATTCTGGGTAAACGTATTTTACCCACCGGATTTTTACCCAATGCTCACCATTAAGCAGATTGACGCAGCAAAGCCCAAGGATAAGCCGTACAGGATTGCAGACGGCAACGGGCTTTATCTCTATATCCCGGCGTCAGGCAAGAAAGTCTGGCAGCTCCGGTATCAGTTCGAAGGGAAAGAAAAAATACACACGGTGGGTAAGTATCCGGAGATAGGCCCTGCCGATGCCAGGAACATGGCTTTTGAGGTAAAGCGTGATTTGGCGATTGGGCTTAACCCGGCGACAAAGAAACGCCAGCAAGAAAAGGCGCCTGACACTTTTTCCTCTATATATGAGGAGTGGTACAAGCACAAACGTCCTGTCTGGTCAGAGGGGTATGCAGTGGAGCTTCAGCGGATGTTTGACGCCGACATACTTCCTTATATAGGCAAGATGGCGATGGATGAGATTGAACCAATGACACTGTTAAAGGTGCTCAGAAGGTTCGAAGATCGCGGGGCAATGGAGCGGGCCAACAAGGCGCGCCGTCGGTGCGGCGAGGTTTTCCGGTATGCGGTTGTTACCGGGCGGGCAAAATACAACCCTGCACCTGATCTGGCTGATGCTATGCGAGGCTACAGGAAACAGAACTTCCCTTTCCTTCCGGCTGACCAGATACCAGCCTTTAACCAGGCACTGGCCGGTTACTCTGGAAGCATCATTTCAAAGGTTGCGACACAGGTTCTGCAATACACCGCTATGCGTACGAAGGAACTCCGGAGTATGCAATGGGTAAACGTCGATTTTGAGAACAGGGTTATCAATATTGACGCTGAGATGATGAAAAAGAAGCGCACTCATGTAGTGCCCATGTCTCAACAGGTTTATGACTTACTTCACATGTTGAAGCCAGTAACGTCCGTGTCACCATACGTTTTCGCCGGCAGAAACGATAAAAGTAAGTCGATAAGCGAGAACGCCGTATTGCTTGTCATTCGTCAGATTGGATATGAAGGCCTTGCTAGCGGGCATGGGTTCCGCCATCAGTTCAGCACAATTCTCAACGAGCATGGCTGGTCATCAGATGCCATCGAGCGACAGCTGGCGCACGTAGACAAAAACAATATTCGCGGCGTCTATAACCATGCTCAGTATATGGATACGCGGCGCGAGATGATGCAATGGTGGGCTGACTGGGTTGATGGTAAGCAGAATAACTTTTCTGGGACGTCATAAATCCTTCAGAAACGCAGTAACTGCATGTAGCTTTAATCTGAGTTTATGGCAAAGGTGTAGCCTTTTCACCCATGTAGGATATCATGCCCCTCACACAGCAGCGTGCTAAGGCACGTCATAAAAATATTATAAAAACTCCATCTGCCCGCCTTTGCGCGGGCTTTTTTTATGTCTGCGCTAAATTTTCAGGCTTTGCTGCCGTTAATCCCTGAGCACTGCAATTGCAGCGTACCTATAACGACAACGTGTAAATAGCTGGTTGGCCCGCTCGCAGCGGGCTTTTTTTGCCAGTGCCACAAATGACTAAACCGTAGTCACCCACCCCGCAGCCTGCTCAGATCGGCGCGGTACGTAACTGCCCTGTCGCCGGGGCTTTTTTAGGCCTCAAGTCCATCGATGGCTTTCATTCGTGTCTGCAGCTCAGCGATGATCGCATCCTGTTTATCAATCTTGTCCATCAGCGCAAGGATAGCTTCGTGGTGAAGCGCTGCGGCAACTCCATATGTGTCAGGGGACTGCACATCATCAACAGTGCTTCCATCTGTAAGTTTGACGCTGCCGCCACTTGTAACAGCATCAGGGAATGCCTGCGCAACATCCTGCGCAACGAAACCTCTTCCGGATGGGGCTCCATCAAGCCTGTCCCATGTGCAACCTCTGATAAGTCGCATCTTATCAAGAGGGCTTTCAACAGGTTGAATGTTTGTCTTGATGCGTTTGTCTGAGAAGGTCTGCCAGCCGCTTTGTGACACGCCAATGCCGGTATGTCGCAATTCAAAGGAAGCCAGGGTGCTGTTTGCATAGCTGTTATATACAATGAATCGTGCCGCATAATAATTGCCTGGCGATTCAAAGTGATCGACTTCGAAAGCCGAATCGCTAAACCGGCTAAAAACCCTTGCGAAGCGGTTATAGTAATTAGCGCCAGATTGAGATGCTGCTGATGGGTTCTTTTCGAACATGAAACCAGACGAGCTGGTAAGAGAGCTGTATACCGTTTTAGTTAACGTTCCGGCCTGGTCCACTCTCAGCGCGTTAACAATACGGGGATCATCACCTGCAGCAACAGTTCCTTGTGAGCTTCCCACGGAACGCGTGGCGGAATCACCAAGCCCGAGATTCGTGCGTGCAGTAGCCTTGTCTGCCAGGTCGCTCAAATTTTGCGTTTTGTCGAGTTTATTACCGAACTGCATTGCCATATAACCCCAGCTGGGGCCGGTAAAATTTGTGCGATCCGGGCGCTCGACTGTTACAGACGGTGTGTCGCTGTAAATTTTCTGCCAGTTGACCAGCTGTGAATTCATCCCGCGCAAGGCTGTGCCCATGTCGTTCATGATTTGCTGAGTAACGGCATACAACAGGCTGGCTGGAACTGCATTCCATGCCAGCCCGCTGGTCGTTGGCCCTGCAAACGATGAACCAATAGTCAGCTGCGTATCGGATGCAATCGCTGCAACGATTAGGGTATATGGCGTGCCACCGGCAATGATTCCGATGAAGTCACCGGCCTTCATCTCTGTTGTAAAGCTCGTTCCGGTTCCGGTTACGGTTGATGAACCGTTGGTTACTGCGATAGTGCCAGCTGGCATACTTTTCTCCAGGCAATAAAAAACCCGGCGCGATGGCCAGGTTTCGTTAATAAGGGTTCGGTTTATTTTTCACAGGTTGATTTGGTGAACTGGTTTTTAGATACCCACTTCCACCCGAATGGGCTTCCTGCATAATACTGCGTCTGGTTCCCCACGGTACGCACGCCATAAACAGGCACGGATGTATCCTGCCCGCCAATTCTGGCCGTTGCAGTGCATTGCTGAGGAGGAAGAGACTTGCAGCCAGCCAAAATCATGATCGAAACACTTAAGATAAATACTCTCATTCATTTAACTCCATTTAATATATTAAGAATATATTATGGAGATATACATAATGGTTCAATTTGAGTAGTTGATCTTCAAGATCTCTTTTAGTACTTGCTAACATCTATAGCAGTAATGCGATTTCGGTAATTAACCCAACTGGCATTGCTTGCCTGCGCTTCCAAATTTCCTATATAGCCGCTGGATATCTGTGTTGTAGAACCATTATACCTGGCTGATGAGCAGTATTGTGCAACTATCGGATGCGGCTGTCCGTTTCCACCTCCACCAGTGTACACCACCCCAGAAAAATAGCCTGTGTACACTGGGGCTACCGCCCACTGCCCATTTAGGGTCGTATTTAAAACATATCCAGACAAATCAGGATTGGTTGAATCCCCCAAGTTTACAACATCACGCAATACCTTTGTTTCATTAGTTAGAATGCATCTCCCTTGAGCATCATTTATTTGAATCCCCCATACTGGAACTGGTTGATACTGATAGCCAAAAATAAATACGTTAAGTGTTCTTGCCGCTCCTGCACACCATAGCTCCCATCGATTACTGGTAGTATTTAGCATAAGCGCTTCGCAAGTGCTGAGGCCGTTACCTTGCGATCCTGTACTGTTAGCAAAAACAAACCTTATTGCTCCATCGTTTGAAAAAAGGTCCTGAACATATGTAGAAGAAGCAGGAATCGAAAAAGATAATCTACTAATTAGCGAAAGCGGCATGGTGTCAGCTATGTAAAATGGCACGCCATTAGCGTCCGTTAGCATTGCGCCAAAACTCATAATTACCTCGCAAATACAAGAATGACACCTGGCACATTTGGATATGTGCCATTAGCATAATTGTCTGATGAGGTTTGGGTTACGGAAATAACATTTCCACTGACCGTTATAACTTTCCTCCCTCCTCCACTTCTGTCGCCGTTAGGCTGAAAAAGATAATCAATTGCATAGCCGGAAGACAAAGAAAATGCTTGGCTGTAATTGCTTGTTGCATCAACAGACATGATGCCAAGAGCATTTATTTTCACAAGTCCAGTATTATTATCTACGCCACCGGCATCCCATGTTCCAAAACCATACGCCATTAGCTGAGTTTCCCCATCCTGACACGCAGTACTCCGTTCCCGTCATACACGCTTATCTGGTTATTGGTTTGAACCATCCGACCATTGCCTGGCTCATAGCCGTTATTTTCAAACACTCCACTTTTGCTCAGCATCCATCCTACGGAGCCGGCCACATAGTTATTAGACTGTATGTAGTCGCCAATCATCGCGCTGTTAATCCAGCCCTGACCGATAAATGCTTGGCTAATAAGCACCTGACCGTCTTTGATGACAAAGGGAGAATAGAGGCTGTTGCCGACACCACTCATTACAACGAATTGGTTGGCATTAACCGCGACACGGGTATCCACATCGCCACTGCCATTTACCGTCGCGGCGACAGACAGACCGGCATCGTAATTAGTCCCGTTATATCGGATGCCAGTTTTGAGAGAGTAAATCGCAGAGGGGCTGGATACATCTGCATATGCCGTAAACTTCTGCTGTATAGCTGCCTGCTGCTGAGCGAACTGGGCAGTTACATCCGTCTCCAGCTGAGCAATGGAGATCTGCGCATCGGCTGCTACTTTCTGTGCCTGTAAGACTCCGGCGCGGTTATCGCCATAATTCGCCCATTGCTGATTAACCGAATCGTATTCCGACAACATACTCTGCAGCAGCGCCTGTGGGTCAGTGATGAGCGGCTCAAGGAGCTGCTTACCGTCAGGAGACGTTAGAAACTCTTCCACAACGCTGCCAATGAGATCATCAGCGTTTACGTTGGACATGCCAGCAGCAAAAGTTGTCCAGTCTCCGGTGTTCCCAATACGGTCTACAAGGCGCGCGCGGTACCAGCGGCGAACGCCTGCAGGCATCGGACCATGTTGATAGCTCACGCCAGGATAAGGAACATAGGCAAGGAACTGGGGGTTCTGACCGTCCGCAGTGGTTGCCACCTGAATTTCGGTATAGGCCGTATCGCCAGATCCTTCTGGAAACCCCCAGGTCAGATCGATGTTCCACACCACATTATCCGTAGCCATCAGGTTTACCGGCGTGCCAGGTTTACCCGCCTTACCAGTCAGTGATGTTGAGTCCGCATAACCCCAGGGTGAAGAATCCTCAGCAGCGTTAACAGCGCGGACGCGGACATCATAAACGCCCGTATAAATCCCCTGAATGCTGAAGCCCTGCGCACTGGTCTGCCCGACGTTAATCCAGTCACCTTTATCTTTTCGCCACTGAGCTACGTAGTTGATGGCTCCGTCTACCCTTTCCCATGTAGCCTGCATAGTGGCGACAGATAGCCCCTGCTCTACAAAACTCACTTCAGAAATGACTATATTGGCTGGGGCTTTTAGAACAGCCGTTGGCGTGACAGTAATGGGTGCCGGCTCAATTCGCACGCCATCGTCAATATAACGATATTTGTTCGGATCATGTTCAACGCCTGAGATGGTAAACGTTCCGTCATCATTGCCAGCAATTGAGGTAACACGGTAATACTGGATTGCCAGATTATCGCTGTCGATGGCCCATACAGCTCCAGCTACCGGCGTCTGCCTGAATGATGTATTTACCGTTACTGACTTTTTATCGCTGCTGATACTGCCGATAGTCCGCGTCTGCGCTGTGCCGTCTGGCAGATTAACTACAAGGCGATCGCCTGCGCTGTAGTCAATGGCGCGGTCCAGCGTGACAGTAAGGCCGCTAACGGCGCTGATGCGGCCACCGTTCTGCTTTCCGGCCCTGAAAGGATCGGCAATGCCGATAATTTCCGCCGGGACAGGAAGATATCCGTCCAGGCCGGTGCCGAACGAAATGGTTCCGTCTTTAGCATTGGACAAAATGGCCCAGCGGCCTCGTCGGTGAGCCTCACTCTGAGATGTGCAGCCGATAGCGGTAAGTGACATCTCATTCACGCCATACCGACTAACGAGATCGGAATCGTAAACCCCTTCAACCGTATCTGAGAAATGGTTTACGGGATCAGACCATGACACCTGACAGGAGGTATAGCGGTTTTTATAGCTGCCACCCGCATAGCTGAAAAGTCCGTCGATAACGTTCGCCGCATGGTAAACCATGTCAACGTCTACGTTGCCGTTGCTATCGACCTGCGGCACGTCGGCGTTGACGAAAATCTGGTTGTTACCCCAAAAAGTAATCCCACGGAAGATGGCCGCAATATCTTTAAGTACGGTATATGCGTCTTGCTGATTCTGGATAAAAACGTTACAGGTAAAGCGAGGTTCTGTTCCGCCAGCACCGTTACTGACCATCTGATCGCAATACTGCGCGATGCTGTAAAGTTCCCACTTATCAATCATGGAGGCATCAACGCGGTTGCCCATTCCGAAAATTTTATCCAGCACCAGGTCATAAAAAATCCAGGCGGGGTTATTGGTGTAAGCCCATTTAAAATCACCCTGCCATGTCCCAGCGTAAGTCCGGCTGTTAGGATCATAGGTAGTCGGCACGCGTACCAGGCGGCCTTTGGGTTTACATGTGACTTTCGGCGCGCTGCCGTTGAACTGGCTTGCATCGACTTCGATATACAACAGCGCCGTATTTGGGTAACGCAGCTTACTGTCGATAACCTCAGCAAATGAGAAAACCTTGAACGCATTGACGAGCTTCGATGATGTAGAGTCTGCAGTGATGCGCCTTACCCTGATAGCCCAGCCGGTTGAGGCTTTTGGCAGGTCGATACGGTGATCGCGCTGGTATTCTGACGTGGTTTTGCCGTTAAAGCTGCCATCCACAACCGTGACCCACGAGCCACCATCTGTTGAAAGGTCAATCGCATACTGCGTAACCGTGCCGACCATGTCACCATTGTCTTTATAGGCGTACTGAACTGGCAGGCTGAGCTTGATTCGAACGGCATCGAGAGTGAGGTTGGTATACTGGCGCGTCCAAGGCACTGACTGTGTAACGACTACGCCAACAGACAGCTCGTTATCGACTTCAGGCATCCCCTGAATGTAATCCTGATCCTGAGTGCCCTTGCGCCAGTCCCAGACAACACCGGTAAAGTTATACGTGCCGTCATCGTTCGCCAGCTGCGTGTCATTCAGATAAATTTGCTGCGCCGTTAAGTCACCCTGAATTTCACCTTCCGATATGGCAAGCAGCATTTTCAGCTTCGCAATGGAAAGCAGATCGTCTGCCTGTTCTGTCGGCGTGTGTGCGCTGCCACCGCCGCCCTTGCTGCCCTGAATAGTCACGCCTTCAAGAAGTCGCATATTTCACCCACAAAAAAACCACTCGAAGGTGGCCTGAAATTAAAATTGAGAGGTTTATTGCTGATCGCTGGTAAAGCTTCCCGCGCTGATGATTGCCCCACCGATTTCCCGCTCGCCATAGAGAACCGGAACGGGATAACCCATCGCCACCGTGTTGACCGGGGCGCCAAAGGCATAATTGGGCTTGTTATCCGTACTTGATGATGCACCTATATTGTATTTTGGCTGTGGGGTAAGCATCTGAACCACCCCGCCCAGCAGCATACTGATACCAAGGCTTGTCAGCGCAGTAGTTGCCAGACCGGCGGCGGTAGTTGCACCGAGCGCTGCCCCATAGGCCGCAAGTGATGCGCCAGCAGTAAAAAATGCAGCCACTATCGCCACGGCGCCGATAATAATTTGCAGCGCGCCGCCCCGCTTTGAACCCTCGATGATGGGCTCCATCTCAAACTCAGCAGCCCCGGAGGACATATCGAACTCCTCAAGGCTGATATTATTTTTGCCACTGAAAAAAGCGAACCGCACGCCGTTAAGATGCGCGGTTGATACATAGCTTTTGAAGCCGGGAACCTGCGAACACATGGCACGGAGCAATTCGCGAAGATCGGCAACATGAAAGCGATGAACCTTACCGAATTTCTTTGCCATCGGCCCTTTCAGAGTCATTGTCTTAAGCATCCATTAACTCCTTTCTGCGAACCACACGCACAGTTCTGTTACGCCAGTAATCGCCATACGGGACGCGCGTTGAGAGGTTGCCAAAGTTGTGATGAAGAATGATGTTGTCGCCGAGATAAATGGCCGCGTGATTTGTCACTGGTGCCTGTATCTGCATCATGATCATGTCGCCCTCGCGCATGTCTGACGCCGGAACCTCAATAAACCCTTCAGCCTGCCAGTTGTCGTCGTAGCGGCTTTCTTTACCGTCTACCCACCACTCATAGTCAACAGACCAGTTATTCAGGATGATGCCGTGCTCCTGACTGTAATAATCCATGATAAGCGTCCAGCAGTCGGCAAACCCCAGTACCCAGCGACGCCCGACCAGCTCCCGGTCTGTGCGCGGGGAGAATGTACAGAAATCGCCGTCCGGCCACGACATGATCCCCCACTCAACGCCAGAGTGGTCGCACATCACCCGGTCCCTTTCAGACGGAATAAGCTGCGGCACATCCGGGTGCGAATGGATAACCATCAGCACATCACCCTGTTTTTCAGCCGCACGCCTGTCTTCAGGTGAAAGGGTAAAGTGCTCGGTCGGCTCTTCGTGGATGTTGCGACAGGGCACATATGTCTGAGCCATTCCAGTCTGAATAACCAACCCGCAGGCTTCTTTTGGATACTCTGCGGCAACGTGCTCGCGTATGGCTTCCAGTATCTTTTTGCGCATGATTATTTTCCCTGGAGGTTGGCCGCCGGGAACCCGCCGAATGACAGCGGCTGATCTTCGCCGAATCGCAGTTTGCAATCACCGAGGCGCCCGCCGCACACATCAAGGGCCGGATTGTCTGTCGGTGTGCCGTCTTTGAGAAAATAACGGTTCCCGTTGTAATCGCACCCGGTACCCGTGCGGTACCAGCCGCGCATGCACCATGTGCAAACCGGGGTGATCTGCCGGGAAGGAAGCTGTAATCCCTGAATATCAAAGGGAGAGCAAAGTTCGAAATCTACCTGGACGCGATTCTCTGCCGTTTTCGCATTCACGTAAAACAGCTGAACGCGCTCCTCAAGAGGATTGGCGTTAGGGTTTCCGGCAGTCCAGTTAGCAGCATCCAGATACTTAGCCATTGTGGAGCGGATACGGACTTTTGCTTTCACCAGGTCCTGATACTGCAGGCAAAGCGCGGTTACGTAATTCCCGACATTTCCCACCGACAGCTTTGGCGTGGGCTGCGAGCCTGAGCTGCTCATTTCAAGCCCGGTCAGTTCGTACGGATGTGGATCGTACTCATTGCCCTGCCAGATAATGGACGGAAGATTATCCGCTGCGAATGAGGCCCATCCCTCTGTAGGCAGGTTGTAGGCATGAAAGCGAAGGATGGTATCAAGCCCGAATTCTGTCCCGTCGATTTCTATCAGCTGCACCAGCTGACCCGGCTCCAGAGACTGAACGTCCTGAGTAAAGCTCATATTTCACCCATAAAAAAAGGCGCCGAAGCGCCTGATGGTTTCGTGACACGTCACGGTGCGAATGCCTGTTCAAACGTGAAAGAGATTTCCACGAAGTCACCGTTGACGAACTTCGGGTTTATCGAATCTGACTTCACCCGATACAGTTTTTTTTCACCCCACGGGTTAGTCCACCAGAATGAAGTAGTCACATGACCTTTAAGAAATGCCCTGACCGGCGCCATTGCAGCCAGCCGTCCGTTGCAGGTCAGCGACCAGCTTTCTGAAGCCTCATTGATGCCTTTGCCGGCGATCTGTTTATAACCGTCGCCAAACTGGGCCTGAATGGTAGCGACGTTAAGTTGCTCGCTGGCCTCTACTCTGGCGCACCAGGTGAATGTATCCGTTGCCATTTGTCACTCTCACCTTATGTGCGATACAGGATGCCGCCCGGAGAAATTTCCTTTCTCAGACGTTCTGTAATGGTGGTTTGCACTATGGTTTTGATCTGGTTTGCTGCGTTCGCAGTTCCGGCAGATGATACGTCTCCCGAGCCATTGTCCTGAACTATGCTGACCGGCGCATCGACCTGAATGATCGTATTGCCGCTTCCTGTGGCGCGGTTAACGCCCGATGAGAAAGCGCGCTGCCCTGGCATCTCACCCACGTAGCCGCCACTGGCATAGCCCCGCATCATGTCATAGAGGTTGGCGACGCCAATACGCTGCGTGGCTTCTTTGGTGAAAACAAATTCCCCTTTGTGCACGATGCCGGCAGGGTCATGTTTACCTCCCGGCCCGGTATACCCGCCGTCGTCATAAGCGGCATAGCTCGTTGACATCCCCATTGCACCAGTCGATCCGCCAGCCGCACCAACGGCAGCGCCGCCAACACTGCTGAAAACCGAGCCGAGAATGCTGCCAAAAGACGAGCTGGCGCCGCCCATCGCGTTAACTACCGCCATCTGCAGCGCAACTTTAGAAATCGTCTGCAGGACGGATAACCCCCAGCTTTTCCAGTCAGCCTTGCTGCCCGCCAGCATCGCTGACATATTGTCCATAGCGCTGTCGAGCGTTGAGGTAATGCCGGAGGATACCGCGCCGGAGATATTGCTCGCGCTTTCGAGCCAGTTCTCATAGCCGCGTGAAACACCGTTCAGCCAGTTTGACTCTGAAGCTGCAATAGCCTGATATTTCTTATCAAGATTATCCAGCGCCTGTTGACGGGCCGCGATGGCCGCCGAGCCTTTATCCGTTTTGTCGAACACGCGCTCAACCTGCTGCTGATCGTCGTAGCGGCTGCGCTGCCGGTCGCTAAGTCCTGCGGTGTTCGTTGTCAGCGCGGCATCATCCCTGTATTTACGGGCGGCTTCGGACAGGTCTTTCAGCGCCTCAACCTGATCGCGCTGTTTCTTAACGTTGGCATCAGCAAGCTGAGTCCACTTTGCAAGCTCAGTTGAGTTGTCGCGGATTGCCTTTCGCTGCTCTTCGGTCCACTTTGTACCGGCCTGATGTGATGCCGCGTAAAGCTCTGACGCCTTCTCACCATCTGTAGCCCGGACTTTCTGAACTTCAATCGCAACGCTTAAATCTGCAATTTTGCGCGCATAGTTTTCAGCCTGCGTCGCCGCCTCACGTTCGGCTTTGTTTTGCGCATTGGTGGCTGCTGTCCCGGCCTTTTTGGCCTTAGAAGCTTCGTCATCCTTTTTAGCAGCCTGGTCTTTGTTGTAAACATACTGCGTATACAGCGCGCCGGTCAGCTTCAGGTCGTCGGCTTCATACTGATGCTGACGGTGAAGCTTTTCCAGGCCGCTAAGGCTGGCGAGTTCGTTATCGCGGCGGGCTTTCTCCAGTGCTGTTTGCTGTTGCGGTGTAGCGCTGGCGACATTAACAACCGGGCCTGCGTACTGGGGCGGTTTGGCGCCAGCAGTGGCTGACATCGAGCGGTTAAGAAGATCATAGGCACCTCGCAGGATAGCGACGGCACCAGCCTGCTCTACCGCTTTCTGAGAAACCAGGTCGCTGGCATCATTAACCAGCTTTTGCGTCTGAGCGACTTTAGCGGCCGCCTGCTCACGCTGATACTCCAGCTTGTTCAGCTTATCGGTCAGCTCCACGTTCCTGGCCGTAATATCGGCCTGATCCATAAACGTGTTGATATAGGTGAGCGTGGGATGCTTGTTATAGCTCTGCTGAATCTGGTCAAGCCCGGAAAGGCTATCCTTCACCTTCAGTATCTGCGCATCCAGATCGTTAAGGTCCTGTTTCTGAGCCTGTAACGATGTACGGGCATCTGCCGCTGTGGATTTCAGCCCCAGCACAGACATTTGCTTTAGCTTGCCGTTGATTTCATCAAGATTATTGGAGAAACCAACAGCCTCTTTATGAACCTGCTGAGTATGCTCATAAAGACCGTACATCGCCGCGCCGGCACCGATGATTACGCCCGGCCAGCCGCCGAGTATACCCAGTATGCCACTGCCCAGCCGCGACATCACTGATGCCGTATTTGTGAGATTATTTACCGCTGATGAACGGCCAGCGATCGCATTGTTGAGGCCTGTCTGCGCTGCAGCAAGGTTTCTCTCTGCAACGATTTGCGCCTCAATAGAGACAGCAGCGGCTTTTGCCTGTTGTGCGCGATAAAGCGTCTGACGGGCAGCCGCAACACTCACCTGCGCGCCGCGTACCTGTGCCTGAGCGAGCGCGACCTCAGCTGCTGTGTTGCTCACGACGGCTGCAGTAGACTGAGCGACATTACCGACCATGTTTCCGAAATAGCGCGCCAGGCCGATACCCACCAGCAAGCCAGCAGCATTGGCTACCGTATCGATGTTATTTGCCAGGCCGTCCAGAACGCCCGAAAGAGAGGATGATGCGCCAACGGCATCATTGGCACCGCCGACCCATGCAAGAAATGCGTTCTGCACTTTCTGCGCAGATCCACTGATGGAAGCAGGAAGACTTTCAAATTCCTTCCGCAACACCTCAACGTTGGTCAGCAGCGGAACAATTTTATCGGTCGTCAGCTCGCCGTTATTAGCCATGTTGCGAAGGCCACCAACGGATACCCCTAATCCATCAGCCAGCAATTTTGCAAGACGGCCGCCGTTTTCCATAATGGCGTTGAACTCTTCACCACGAAGAACGCCGGAGCCTAATGCCTGGCTAAGCTGTGTGATCACCGAACTGGCTTCTTCCGTACTGGCACCAGATAGCTTTAATGATGTGGCGACCGTCTCCGTTACCTTCGCAACATCTGAAGATGCATACCCGGCAGCACGAAGCGATTGCGCGATACGGCTATATAAATTGCTGTTAGCCTCAAGAGATGTGCCAGTGCGCTGGCTAATCTCCATCAGCGTGCGCTGTGAGGTGGCAAAATCATCAGTGGATGTGGATGCCAGTCGCAGGCGACCGTTCATCTGGTTCCAGGTATCAGCGAATTCAATCAGCTGATGGGTCGCAAATGCTCCAGCCCATGCACCAGCCAGGCCGGCTGCGGTGGATTTTACCGTTGCCAGTGCAGAGTTAAGCTCAGACAGCGAACGCTGGGTTTCCCGTGTGGCCGCGGCCGCCTTTTTTCCTCCCTGCTCCATTGTCTTGTAGTAATCCGCGCCCATGCGAGACGCGCGCGCAATTTCAGACTGAAAGGAGCTGGAGTTAGCAGAAATCTTTATGATAAGTTCGCGCAGCGTAGCCATATATCACCCATGTAACCCCGCCTGCGCGGGAAATTAAAGACCGCCCATCCATTCTTCTAGGCCGCTGATTTCTGCCTCTTCGTCTTTTTCTCCCCATTTAAGTTGCAGCTCGCTGATCGTGGCTTTGCCGCCTTGCGAATTCAGGATTGCCGCCGAAATCTGCGCCGCCTGAATATCGCCGCGCCAGTCACCAATCGGGCTGAAACGGTCATAGGCGATCCACATTTTCAGCTCGCTTGCTGTGAGGGAGTTACGGAGTTCATGAAGGGTGCGCCCCAGCCGGAGCGCCAGAGACATCAGGAAGAAAGTCAGCGGCTCTTTTACTTTGCCTCTGCGGCTTCCTGAGACATTCCCAGATTAAGGGCCTGAGAAAGCAGGCGGGAATGCACGGGACCATAAATTTCAGACACGATGGCTTCGTCCTGATCGCTGAAAACGCGCTTGCCGTTCTCATCCAGCAGCACATCCATAAACATCACGACGTCTGCCTTTTTGTTACGAAGATACGTTTCCTGCTGGGTCAGTTTCGGCGCTTCTTCGCCTTCTGGCAGATCGGGTGTCATGATCTCGCGAAAATGCAGCCAGGCCTCACCTGATGGCTCGCGCAGCATGACTTTTGCGTCATTCCATTCGGGGACGGAAATTACTTTGGAGCGAAAGCCGGACGATGGCGCAAGCGCCAGATCGCGAAGTGAAGCCGGTGATGGTTTGCTTTGTTCTGCTTTAGACATTTCATGATCTCTGAGTCTGAAGGGAAAATAACAGAGCCACAGTCAGTGGCTCAGAAAAACGCTACTTACGAACCTGCCGCAACGATGCGCTTAGGCTTGCCGCGAACACGCAGCGAGTAAGTGGCGCTGACTACAGATGACGTAGTCGCACCCCACGAACTCTGGCGAACCTCTACCAGCACGTAATAGCCGTTACCTGACGGGAAAAGAACACGCAGCGCGCGCAGCTCATCATTGTCATACGCCGTCTGTAATGCCATCTGCGCTTCTTCATCACCAACCCAGTTACGGCTGATGCTCATCTCTGCCGGCGCGGCAAGGCCGTTGGTCTGCTCCTGCTCGGTCGAGCAAAGCGTGGTGACGTCGATGTCGCCTTTCTGTCCGCCTGTATAGGTGATCTCCTTCGTTGCACAGGCCGCCTCAAGCCAGTTAACGCTGGCGGTAGGGAAACCTGCTGCCTCGAAATCTTCAGCAGTTACCGGCGCATCAGAGACGGCAAACGTCATCCCCTTCGTTACTTCATATTTGCTGGTCATGTTTTCTCCAGACGAAAAAAAACCACCTTCCGGTGGCTGTGGTGTTGGTTAGGTGGGTGATTATTGCTGGCTCTGAATTTCCAGAGTCGCCCGGAATAAGCCGGTGTCAGATTCGTAGCCGTTGGTCTTGTTCATTTGCGTAAAGTTCAGCGGCGAAAGGGCGTTGACGGCCTGTTCCCTGATGGCTCGGGCTTCATCAGGCGTCGATGCGTACACGTCAACCTGCAACGTGCCGTTTTCTTCCGCCGGGCCGCACAGCGTATCGCTAAAAACTTCGCTGACTACAGTAAACACAAGCCATGGCGGGGAAACCGAGGGCTCCCCCTGCGGATTTAACGGCACTACATAGGGGTAAACCTGTCCGCCAGAAAGCTCACTGATAAGAGGATAAATTTGTGATTCCGTCATTTTGACAACGCCTCATCAATGGCGCGATTAGCCGTTTCAAAGGCAACTTTTGCGGCCTCCTCCTGCCGTGCGTCATATGCCGGTCGGAGAAAAGGTACTGCGGCCATCTTTGACGTTCCCAGTTCCAGAAACCTCCAGTAAAAAGCATTGCGCGGATCGCTGGTTTTCATTTTCTTGTCACTGTTGCCGGTGTGGGGATTGGTACCTCGAATATGCACCCCTGATGATATGTCACCGTTTCGCGATCGCTGTGTTAAAACGACGATATTTTTTGCCAGCTTGCCACTGCGCTTAGGCGCCCGTCTGGACGCTTCGTCTTTTACAACAGTAGCCGCTGAACGTGTGGCATTACGTAAAACCTTCCGGTTCTGTGACTTACTCAGAGCATCCAGGTCGCTGGAAATATCCAGTAAGCCTGAAAAATCCAGTCGGGTATCGATCACGTTTTTACCCCCTGCTTACACAGAATTTCCATCCTGTCGTTTATTGCATCCGGGACGGGCGGAGCGACAACATCGAGCACAACCCCTTTAAACGGGCCGGACACGCATCTGAGCCTGGAGGCAGATGAAATGTCGTCGTTGTTACGCACCCACACTCTTATCGTTGCCTCAGCCTTTTCAGCACCTGATGCCAAAATTTCTCTGCCGCTAATTCCCTTTATTTCCGCCCATACTGTTTTGCTATCCTGCCAGCTCTCTTTGACCTGACCCGAAGGCAAGCGGGAAGTAGTGAAATTCTGGATCGTCACCCTGTCCTTTAGTCTTCCTGCCTGCATATAAGCCTCATCAGACGATGGTTGGTTTACGGAGTGAGTAAATCAGACTGGTCACTGAATAAGGCAACTGCCCCTGCTGATACTGGCTTTCTTCTTCTCCGCCGCGAACGCGATCAAGAATGCCGACAAAAATCAACGTTGCCTGTTTCACTCTTTGCAGTTCAGGTGTATCAGGTATGACTTTACCGTTTGTGTCGATCAACCGGTCGCGGCTCCCCTGGACATAATCCAGTATCGCCGCGCTGGCCGAATAGATTTTTAGTTGCAGGTCGGCATCACCGGCGTCAGTATCAATTTTAAGGTGATCTTTAGCTTCATCGAGCGATACAAATTCCAGCATCACTTTGCCCTCGCATCGCGACCGCGCTTAACCGCCAGCTTCCAGCCCTTCGAACCATCCTCTCCTGGCTTATCGCCTGTCTCCTGATGGCAGTACCAGACCGAACCTCCCCACGTGACACTGTCGCCCGGGTAATACTTTTCACCCTCTTTGAAAATGTCGCGGTAAATCATTACCGGCACGCTGAACGTTTTCTCCGTTTTTTCACCACTTGATTTAATCGCGGTGACAGTGAATTGACGCTCTCCGGCCTGAGTAATATCTATATCGCTGATACCATCCACCAGGCATTCCCAGCCATTCATGCCTGTTGTTTTTTGGAATGAACGCCACAGACCACCATGGTGAATGGCATAGGTGCCACGCGGGTATGATTTCTCAGCATCGATATGCGGCATAATTTCAATCTGAAGCGCGTCTTTACCATCCTCCCCTGGCTCACCGTCTTTCGCCTTCGGTAGTCCGGAAATGGCTTTTTCAACGATCTGCTGTATGTCAGGAAGCTTTTCCGGCTGTGGCAATTTAATAGCAGCAACGGCATCTCTCACCATTGCTGAAATATCCGGGAGTTGTGGAGGCTCAGGCGCATCTGGAAGGCGGATTTCGGACACCGCATCTCTTACCATCTGCTGTATGTCAGGAAGCTTTTCCGGCTGCGGCAGCTCAACAGCAGCCACCGCATCGCGCACCATTCCCTCAATGTCGGGCAGCGCTGGCGCTTCGGGTGCCTTTAACTCCCCAACAGCATCTTTTACCATCTGATTAATATCCGGCAGCACTGGCGCAGCGGGAATCTCAATCTGATTTATAACGGACTGTGCAATTGCCTCCTCATCAGGCACTGACTGCTGACACTTTTCGACCAGACCCGCCAGTCGTTTAATTTCTTCAGCCTGTGCCGCCAGTGCAGTTTCATAGCGTAGTTGCACTGCTGACAGCTGCTCTTTTACTGCTTCGCTGACGGCCTTCAGCAGTGACATGTCACGTTCATTCATGGGTAAGCAGTCCTTTCAGCATTGCCTTGACCATGAAATGCTCATGCTCCGTAAGAGCCTTACTGGTTTCATCGTCAACAGGCGGTGTCGGCGTGGTTGCCGCTTCAGATTTGGATTGAGTGCCGAACGGATCGTCGCTGGCATCCCTTTTAGCTAGGGCTGATAACGCATAGTTCTGCTGCTGAAGGTATGGCGTATCCCCGCCCTCAACAGGCGGCATGTTTTCGCTTTTGCGTGCCTGGTTGGGCGTAAGGAACCCAGCACCGATGCCTTCGCTGTAAGTTTTATAACGCCCCTCAGTGTCCATGCGAATCAGCGTGTTCAGGTCGAACTCCACGCCGGTCTGCGCATCGAGATCAAAAGCCTCGTCAAGCAGAAGCTCAATACTTTCAATGTGCGTCTGGAGACACTGCGAGTAATAACCCTGGTCGAGAGCCTCAATATTGTTATAGGACGGTGTGGATGACGTATTTACCTTATAAATCGGGACGTGGAACGTAGAGCAGATGATTTCAGCGGTCAGTTTTAACTGTTCCACCATCTGCGCATCCACGGCAGTCATGGCAATGACTTCAAATGAAGCATTATCAGCCAGTAATGCCGTTCTTCCGGCATTTGCGCCAGAATAACCTTCATCCCAGTTCTGTTTTATTTCCCGCGCTTTATCCGCATCAACCGCACCTGGCACCTTAATGACGCCGCCGGGTTTACCCCCGTTTTTAAAATGATTTGCTGAGTTTGTCAGGATCGCATCGCCCTGCATCGCTGTGAGCCCGCAGGCATAAATGGGCGAGAGTCCGCAAAGGGGATGGAAAAAGCAGTTGAAGCGATCGTGAATAATTTCCCGTGCCGGCACCATTACCTGCTGCTCAAGCCCGTGAATATTATCCGGCCTGACCTGATAGAAAATTTCACCATCATCCGTCACGTATGGAGTAACTTTGTTGTAGTCCAGCACACGCAGCTGCTTAACGTTGCCGCTGGCATCACGCAGCTTCAGCACGTACGTATTGCCATCAGAAAGCTTTGAATTCATCCAGCATTCAATGAACTGCATGCGCGTCTGAAAACTGTTTGGCTTTCTCAGCAGCGGAGAAATCTTCGCATCGCTGTGATCCGCCCAGATACCATTGCTCAGCTTCTTTTTAAGCAACAGCGGCATTTTTGCGATGTCGGCAGAAATCAGAGAAATGCAGGAGAATACTGCGTGGTAAGCCAGCACCGTTGTGCTGTCTACTTCGATATTTCGCTGCCATGCGCCGGAAAATGATTCAAAAATCCTGCGCCACCAGCCACCATTAGCAGCCTGAAGCGCCTTTTCTTCCTTTGGCTTTTTGCGTAAACCGAACATTGGCTGCTTCTCCCGAGCGTTAATTCTTTTTCTGGCTCTTTGCCTTTTTCTCGACGATGCCGATAAATTCAACATGGCCGGTTAAGCGGAGAACCTCAGCGTAATCGTCACGCAGAAAGCGTTTTTCACCCGCATGTGCATCGTGGGTGTTTTTCAGATAACGGACCTGTTTCATAGAAAAAAGCGGGGATTTCTCCCCGCCTCTCCTTAGCTGCCAGCGTTAGCGCTGTAGTTAACGCCAGTGATAACGGCCACAGCCGCAGTGCGGCGACGCTTCCAGTTGATCCAGCGCTCGGCGCGGATTGCCACGCTGTTGGTCTGGAACATGGAAACCATTTCGGTCGGGGTCGGAGTGACGCTGTCGCCAGTAGGCTCGCTCTCCATTTCGAGAGACGCCTCACGAGACATATCAACTGCAACACCGCCGTCATCTGCCAGATAAATATCCGGCGCGTTAACAAGCACCAGCAGATTACCCACGTACTGAGAAACGATCGCTGGAAGCCCCTCGAAAGTACCGCCGAACATGGTCATGTCCGGATATTCCTTCTGGCCCAGCGCGTTTTTACGCTTGGACAGTGCCAGCGCAGTAGTGCTGGACATCAGCCAGACGCCGCCAGTCGGCTGCAGGCCGGCATCAATGAACACCTGGAAGGCATTAGTGCTGTCGGTATCCGGGCTGCCGGCACTTGGGATTTGCTGTGCGCCGTTGGTGATGGATGCAGGAGAGACGTTAGCAACCTCTGCTTTTGCCGGATTGACAAAGTCCGCATCAAGGCGGGCGATTACTGCTTCTGCCAGGCTGTTACGTACCAGCGCGTCAGCTGCCGGATTTGAGAAGCGGATCAGCTCATCGGTCAGCACAGCAATGGCTGCGACTTTGGAGAAACCGAACGTAATCGATTCGAAATCGAAGCGAGTAAGCGGTTTGGCTTTACCCTGACCAACCCAGCTAGCGGAGCCGCCAGAGGTTTGCGCCGGGATCCGAATGTTGAACGGCACCTGACGCAGCGCGGGGATATTGCCCTGACCAAAGCGGCCGATGATGGTCTGTGGGCGCAGGAATTCAACGAAATCCTGTGCGTACTCCTGATATTCAACCAGGCTGCCAGCCCACTGCGGATCGGTAGTGGTACCGGCACCCACGGCGGCTTTCAGGACATGATGCAGCTTTGCATCACGTGGATACTGACGTTTCGCGATTTCCAGCGCTTCGGTACGGCTGCCGTTTGCTGCCGCCAGAGATTTGGCGAAACGCGCAAATGCAATACCCTTTTCCAGCGGCTTTTCAACATGAATCACCGCGGGTGCGCGGGTGTCGGTTGTGTTTACCACAGTGCCAGCAGCAGTCTTCTGCACCGGCTGGGCGGTCGCAGCTTTGGCCGACTCCATATCCCGCAGGCGCGCCAGATGCGCGTCAACGGATTTAATTTCCGTAGTCACTTCGTCGTATTTTTCTTCTTCTTCCGCATCCAGCGTGCGGCCTTCGTCGAAGGCTTTAGACATGACAGCCTGGCGCTCAGCATCGAGCGTAGCGCGTTTGGTTTCGAACGTTTTGATCTGCTCGGCGATGTTCATAGTGATTCCTTTAGTCTGAGAATTTTTAGGTGCTGTAGCGCCAGCGGGTTTTCTGTTTTTCGAGTCGTTCTGCACTACGCCTGACGCGGCCCGCAGCTTCTCGTCGATAGATTTAACGGTCTGGATCGTGCCTTCGGCGTTGGCTGGCACCGTCACAACAGAGAGTTCGTACCACTCCCACTTTGTGAAACGGATGCCGCCTTCGTCGATATAGGCGTACTCAATAGGCCGGAAGCCAATCGACAATCCCTTAACAAGGCCGAGGCGGATGCTCTGCCATGCTTCTTCAAGCCGTGCCGCAAGCTGACTTGGTGCATCTGCTTTAGCCAGCGTGGCTTTGATTTCAATTCCCTCGGCGGTCACCTTGGCGCTGGTCACCTGGCCGATGGGAGACTGGTGGTCGTGCTGCCATAACAGCGGAATAGGAAGCTGAAACTCAGCTCCTTCAGGCATCACGACATCACCGTAACGGTCAGGACTTGGGGTAGTGGCAATGCCGGTTATTTCCCGTGTATCCTCATTGACCGCCTTCACCTTTAACAGGCTTACGGCGTGCTGTTGCTTCATTTCCATGTCTCCAGAAACGAAAAAACCCGCCGGAGCGGGTCGTTGAGAGCGGAATTTCTAAATGAAAAACACGCTGTATTCTTTTTTGGTCGCGGCGGGATTCAGCGCCATCAGATATATGGCATTAAATAGTGCCATCAGTGGGTCAATTTTCCCGATACCGCTTGCCCCTTTGGTCACCAGCGGCGCGTTGCCGCTTATCACCACCTTCGCATTACCAACACACCAGTTCATCAGTGGCTGAACTGCATGGAGCAGCGCGCCCTCTGCCAGTTTTCTCTCTGCCGTTTTGCATGCACCACCGAGGCGCCAGCCCTGACTTACGCCGACTACCAGTTCCTGTGGGATACCGGCCTCAATCAGGGTGTCAAGCAGGACGCCCACGCTTGCAGGGTCCATGCCGACCTTGTCGAGCAGCCCCGCCTCATAAACCTGCGATACATACATCGCCACTTCATCAGCATCGTCGCCCACCTTCCGGACTACGGTAAGATCGCCCTGCTTCTCAAAATCGCGCAGTTTGCTTTCTTCGCTTTTGCGCCGATCAATGGCTTTTTCATGGCACCAGGCATGCGACCACGTCAGCCAGTTACGCGTTTTTTTGTCTCGCCCGACGATTGATAGCCCCAGCAGGTCATCAAGGCCACCACCATCTATCCCAACAGAGATGACTTCGCAGCGTTCCAGAATCTGTTTGAAGGTGACTGCCGGATCGGCTTGTGTCTCCCAGAATTCGGCTCCAGCCCAGCGGTCGCCGCGCAGATTCATGCCGATTTCCACATTCAGATGCTTTGCCAGAAACTTCCTCAGGCTTCCTTCGTCTTCCTGTGAACGCTTGCGGTACTCATCATCAAGCCACTCTTTACTGACCGAGCGGCCCATGTTCGGATTGGTGATATAGAAGTTATCAGGATTGCGAAAGCCCTCATTTTCCACCATTTCAGGCGGGAACTCATAAAGGATGCCGAGCGTTTTGCCGTCCTTAATAATCCCATCACGCACGTTTCGCCAGTAATCCAGCTTCTTCTTGAACACGCCAGCCGGCGGCTCGTCGCTCTGGGTGGTCAGGTAAATCACCCACCCCTCGTTACGCGATACCTGCCCGCCAAGCGCCTCAATGAACATCGCGTCTGCTTTGGCGTTCTTGCCAAACAGCCACAATTCTTCAACCAGGATACGCCCGGCCTTTTTCCCTGACACCGTGTCGCTGTCAGCTGCCACAACCTTAAGGCTGTTTCGGTTGACGCGGTGTGTAATGGTGCGGATGTGATCCTGAACGTGAAACAGTGCGGAGAGCTCTTCATCTTCACGCACCATGCTGGCCGCTGGTTTAAAGCAGTTGTCAGCGACCTCTTTTGTTGGCGCCAGAATCAGGTGTTCTTCATCAGCGCGCCAGCAGATGATTAGTGCGGTCAGCATAATTCCTGCCGCAATGGTAGATTTCGTGTTCTTTTTACTGATGAGCAAGCCGTATTCACGGATAAGCTGATTGCCCGTCTGCTGATCGTAGCCACCAAAAATAGCCAGCACGAAATCGAAAACCCACTGCTCAGAGCACTCACCGAATGTCGGCTTGCCGGGAAGGTCCGTAACCCTCAACTCTTTGAAGATGGCAAGCGCGTGCTCTCCGGAGTCGCTGAATATGGGCGGCGGTATGATGGATTCACGCTTTACCAGCCTGCTAGCCCAGTCGGTGCATGCAGTGGACCATTCCGGCATTACTATCTCCCGTTATTCACAATCAGCTGAGGCGGAGCCATGCCTGTGAACTTGCTTGCGACCGCTTTAGCAGCAGCCTGCTTCGCATCCTTCTTCCCGCCCTCACCCTTTTTGCTGTGAAGGTACGGCAACATCGCCTTGGCGGCGTCTTTTCGGGTGTCAATATCCTCACCGCTGTCATTCATCACCGCTTTCAGGAACTCAAGCGGATCATCATATTTCCCTGCAGTACGGATGATTTCCGCAACGGGTTCAGGCTGGGATTCAGATGGCGTGTTTACCGCTGGGGTATTAACTTTTTTTCCATGCGTTGGCAGGTCGTCAACTTCAACTGCTTCTTTCTTTTTTCGGCTAATAAAAGCGATGACTTCCGGGTCTTTAGCAAGCTGCGAACCCTTTGAGCGCGCGGATTTTTCCGAATACCCAGCCTTTATTGCCGCATCTTTTTTCGACATACCGGAAATCAGCGCCAGCGCGAATTTTCGCTTCTGGGCTGTTAACATGTTTACACCCTCCAAAAGGGGATATTTTCTGTGCGTGAGAGGGGGGGAAGTTTCTTAGCGTTATCGCCTCAGACTTTCGACCTACCCCCCACCCCTTACAATCTCAATTGATAATCAATCTCAATTGATAATCAATCTCATTTGCGCCGAATTGGATGATGATGTTGATATTCATTCTCAACTGCGTTTTAGATCGTCTCGAGTCTTTTTGCGATGGCAACCATCTTCACCACAGCAGAGGATTTGACAGTTGTCGTCGGTGTCCTCGCCTCCATTGCAGAGCGCTACTTTGTGATCCAGTTCGAACCCGTGAGGATATTCAGTCAGGCGGCCGCACATCGCACAGCAAGGGTTCGCAGACCACAGTCGCTTACGACGAGCCTGAAGCTTCCAGCCAGTGATGCGGATATCAGCAACGCTTAATGGCTGAATGCGCTGTGCAATGTGAGTTGTTAGCCGAGGTGAAAGCGTTTTGAGCTTTGCCATTGCCGATTATGGTCCTTTATTTCCTGCTTCTGACTTACCTACTGAATGCCGTAGATGAGTGGTTCTTTCATGTCGCGATTCATCAATTAAATTGTCGCTTCGTTGTGTAGGAATTATCTTATTAGCTCCCTTGTTACAGGAGCTATGAGATGACCAATTACACAGTGCGCGTTGAGTTGCATGACGCTGATAGTGATGACTATGATTCCCTGCATAACGAGATGCATAAGCGAGGTTTCAGAAAAACAATCAGAATTGATGATGAAACCTGGGAACTGCCAACCGCAGAGTATTCATACATCGCGGATGGAACATCTCGAGCCAGCGTACTTGCTAAAGCAGAAGTTGCGGCCAATAAAGTTAAACCGAAGCCACAACCGTCAATACTTGTTACGGCGTCAGATAGGAGGCGTGTTTTTTCAGGCCTTAAAAAAGTTTAACGGCTTCCAATATATCCCGGTAGCCACGGGCTTTTTTGCGCCAGCCTCCATGCCCTACGCCGCTCTGTCCTTGGTTCATTGTCAGGGTGGCGCTCTACTGTAGGCTGGTCTGCATGGTCCACCAGCGAATAGCAGGGGTAGACGATGGCGCAACCGAAAGCATCACCAACAGCGTAATCAGCTGCTTTAGTGCTGTCCCAGTTTTCAAGGATGTCCTTCAGGCTACCAACCGGCGGGCTGTAGCAGACGCCGTGAATTAGGCGTCCAAGCACCAGATGGTCTTTGTGATATCGGTCCGCGTCAACCAGCTCCAGCGCTATCGCCTGCTGATACTGCGGCGGCCGTCCGGTTCCGAGATAGAAGCTGATCATCGCGTCGGGGAACCGCTCTACCCATTCGGCTACTTTCTCTTTGAAGCCTTCAACAGGTAATGCGTCATCTTCCAGAATGACCACGCGGCACGCCTGCTCACTTGCCCACTGAAGCGCGCGGCGATGATTCCAGTTGGCGCCGTGCTGCCCTTCATCAATCAACAGGTGAGCACCCAGCGACCACGCCAGCTGTTCTGCCTGATGCCGACGCGCGTGATGGCCGACGACAACAAACTTTATTTGTGTTTCCACCAGGCAAACTCCTTACCGATCCCGTCTGACTTGAAGACAGTGTGCACGCTGGGCCCTGTCACGAGCCTGTCGCTGTAACGATGCGCCACAACGCCAAAGGCAATCATGTCTCCGATAGCTGCGGCTGAGCCTTCTTTGTTCCAGAAGCGCAGAGATTCAAGGTGGTAATAAAGCCGCACAATGCCATGCGCGATAGCCATGACATCAGCACGCGCTCCACCGAGAAGGCCGGCATTAAGCATCACATCATTTTGATGGTCAGCGACAAACGCCCGATAGATAGCTTCAGGGTGACACTGCGTGGCCCACGAGTCAGCATATGTCTTCGGTTCAGAGCCAACGTAAATTTTGCCCGGCTCCATCCCTTCCCACGGTTCGCGCAGCATCTCAACGTCAGTGCCATCGGTGCACCAGACGAAGTGATATTCAGGGTGATCACGCAGGTGCTGCCAGATATGCAGCCATCGACGGAAGTAGACATTCATCTTCACATCAGGAACGCGCCACAATTCAGCGTCGGCCGGCGCTGTCTCCAGCTCATCGGCCAGTACGATGCGGCCACAGCCACGCAGAGATTCAGCCCACCTTGCCAGCAGGTCAGGCGATGGCGCTAACTTATTGCCGCGCTGCGGGTCGGGTTGGCTGGTAAGTAGCGTGGTGATCACCACATTGCGCTGCTGCCGGTATTCGGCATATCCGGCATAACCATCATCCCGGCGCCTGTTATGAATGGTGACGTTGCGCTTCACCTGTGCTTCGCGATCGGGCTTAGGCACTGACCGCTCAACAGCCTGATGTTCGTCGAGCGAGTAAATCAGCCTGTTCGAACCCGCAACATCAGCAAACGCCCAGCTGGTTAATCCGCTGTTATGAATCCGTAGCGCTAAATCAGAATGCTCATACATGCCGCGCTGATAGATGGGGTCAAAACCGCCAACCTTTTCAATGGCGCTGCGATGGTAGTAGAGCATCACGCCGCGCTGCCCGGTGTAAGCGATATGATTATCGTCGCTATACAGCACTGCTATGTCGTTCAGCTTCTGACCTGTCGCGAAGTCCTGAAACTGGTAAGCTAGATGCGGCTCAGGTGATTCGATGTATGGATGTTCCCAGCCACCAGCGATGGGCCATGCATCATCGTCCCAAAGGAACAGATGTTCGCAGCCGGCATCAATCAGAGCCTCAAGGCTGGCGTTCTTGGCCGCAACGATTCCGCGCGACGTCTCAAAGCGAATCAGCTTCACACCATCAGGCACTGCAACCGGCTTTGCTGACCCGTCATCAATAACCACCAGCAACGCGCCGGGCGGAAAAAACTTCATCTGATGATCCAGCGCGCGGGATAAAACGTCGTGGCGGTTGTGGGTAGAGATGGCAATGCCAATATTTGAGGCGCGATTGCTTACCGGCGCGTATTGCACGCCATCAATTACAACGTCCATATTCACCCCAATAAAAAACGTCACGTAGGAGGTTATCGTTTGTGAAGCAAACCGCCTGGCTGCAACTCTTTATTCAGCCGTTCTGCAATAGTTTTCTGAACCAGCTGGCTCAGCCGCTCAAGATCGTTATTTTTCTCAAGCCTTTCGGTAATTATGCTCAGCTCTTTTAGTAAAGGGTCTGCATCAACAGTAATGCTCAAATTAATCACACTCTGATAAGTGATGTCCTTCCACCCGAAATCGGTTTCCACCAGATGCTGAATGGCAAACTTTTGCCCTTCCGCCGTCAGAAATGTGAAGTGTTCATCGGTTTGGCGCTTAGCAGCAACTGAACGGGTCTCTGCGAATCCAGCCTCCCGTAGCTCGGATGCTCCTGACTTTGATGGCAGATCACCAGATGCGAGAGCACCACGTGTGAAAAGCGCATAGAGCACGTCACTGGCTGCGCCCGATAGAACGATAATTTTTTGGCTCATCAGAGTTTCCTGCTGGCTGAATGTGTTTAACCCTCGGCAATGGTGAGACCACTAGCCGATGATTCATTGTTTATATGCTGAAAAGTGGACTCTTTGAATGCAGTTTTCAGCACATAATAAAAAAGCCACCATGAGGTGGCAAAATTATCAAATTCTAGCTTTTTAGATGCATTATTTTCATAGCGATGAGTTTACTCAAATTTTTAGCAACCTCATTCCTTGTCGCTCTTGCTTCTAAGTAGTCGTAGTGGAGCAAAAGGAATTCATTTACTCTTTTTCCTAACTCACCTGCATTTAAATCCTCTTCCAAAACAACTAGGGGGAGGTAAATTTTGTTAGCCGCATCATTCAGAAGAGAAGATGATTGTTCTTTTTGAGGGCTGCTTTGCCACATGACTAGAGGCATGCTGACCAAATGATTCCTGTAATATACAAGCGCAGCTTTAAGCTCTTTCCTTTCCTTAAACTCCTCCTGATGCCTCCAAGTATTCATTGTTTTGAAAGCAAGAACAGCGGCAGCTACAGTTACTCCAGCACTAACTACTGCTGCTAAAAAGGAAATAAATGCAGCTATCATTGTCCAGAATGCTGAATTAGCAGCTTCTTTTGCAATCAACACTGAAGCGTAAGCGATGTCGTTAGAGTCCATTTTTACCTCACTTTAAATGTGAGGCGATTTTAACGGAAAGGATTAATTTTCACACTCCTCAAGCGCCTACTGCCAGGCTTTAATCACTGCCACAACTTCCACCGCTATCTGACGAACTGCCAGAGTCGTAGCCGCCACTGCATGAATCAGATCTGCTTGAGGTGCTGTAGTCATTGCCAACGTAAATCGGGCTGATGGGGTTTAGCGGGTTCATCAGGTCGCTGCTTGAACCGGTGTTGCTTTGGTGGCGTCGGCGGCGCTCTTCTTCCTCGCGCTGACGCTTACGCTGCTGTTCGGTTTGATATGACATATTCGCTCCAACAAAAAACCGCCCGGAGGCGGCTAGTTTTCAGGATTTATTATAAAGCTCGTATACCTTACAGGCTTCCGTATATCGCCCATCGCATTCACCCTCATGAGAGCATGCGTAGTCAAACTGGCTACTCACCTTGGATTCCACAAGCTCTGTGTAAATGAGCCGTTGCCGGTAGAGTTGCACTTTGTTGTTAGTGGGTTTGCAGTCATAAGAAAGTTGGTTAGACATTGTTTAAGCCTCGATTGGATTGTAAACCTCGAGGTTTTATCCCATCACGACGCTTTACCTACCAACCAGTTTCGCAACGCTTCACAGCGTGGCTAACCGTTATCCCTTGTCGGAGGATTCAAAAGGTTTCATACAACAAAAAATCATAGATAATGCAGTACCGATAACTTTCACATTTCTTTGAATATGCAGAACAAAATCAAACAAGGGTTTCATCGCATTGGTGTTGTGCTGGCAGTCCTAATTTTAATTGCAGGAACTTTAGATGTAGTGGGCCACAGCGAACATGGTGGGCTTGCTCCCTTGATCCTCGTTCCTATAGCCGCTGCATGTACTTACCTATGCATGTGGGCCTTGGCCTGGATTATTACTGGCTTTATGGGTAGCAAAACAACCGAGTAAATGATTCCATCATCGGGCGCACTCGCAAATGCGCCCTGTTGAAAGCTGTTTTGGCAGCTAATGACGATTAAAGGTTGTTTCGTATCTTCCGATAACCAATCTAACAACGGAGGTGAGCATGGCTATCAAGTGTCCCAAATGCAATTCAGAGAATGTAGATAAAAAAAATTACGCCACTAAAACTTTGGCAGCAGTTGGAGGGCTTGCAGCTGGTATAGCTGTAGGAGCTAAAGCTTTTGATGCAATTTCTGATGACTCAGGAACTGATGGCTCGCTTTTAACTGCAACAGGCCTTGTTATCACTGGTGGTATTATAGGTGCGGCAATGGGAGCAGCTGTTGGCGGAGTAACTGCCGGAGCTATGTTAGGGTCGCATATTGACGAGAAAATCATGGATAATTTTATTTGCCTTAAATGTGATTATACATTCTCGAACGCTTGATTACTTTAAGCACTGCTCATTGATGTACTGCTGCAAACCGGCTATTTGCTTTCCGACGAGTTCGATTCGACTTCTGAGGGTGAAATAATCCCGTTCAGCGGAGTCAGTAAGTCCGGGGCTGGCTGCATCATCCATGCCGGCGGCGCCGGTGGCGGGTTGCTTCGTGCAGGTGGCGTTGAGCTGCAACCGGCGCTTGCCAGAAGCAACGTCACGCTCAAGCTGGTCGATAGTTGCCTGAGCATTAGCTAATTCCTTTGTGTATTTGGCGTCGAGCGCGGCAATATCGCGCTGGCGGACCTGCATATCGTCAATCGTCTGCTGGCGCTCGGTAGCCAGGCTGTCGGCGGCAGCGTATTTGCCGTGGTAGAAATAAGCCAACCGACAAACTGCCACCAATGCAACCAGCAGCAGGCCGATAATCAGCGTTCGCCAGCTAAATGTCATCGGTGCTCTTCCCTATGTAGAGAGATATCCCGGCTGTTGCGCCTGCCATACAGCCTCTGGAAGGTGCAAACTCGCCGTAGAACTCATTCTCTGCGCATATGCGCGCGGAGATTGCCTCTTCAAGACTGTCGAAGTTCCCTATGCTTTTCCGTACCCCATTAGCTGTTATACGAACCCGCCACTTTCCTTTGCTTCGTTCTGTTTTGTGCCACGAAACACCACGAAAACCCGCCCTGTTGCAAGACTCCCAAGATTTATTAAGAGTATTCAGTGCGTCTGTTGCCAACCTTAAATTAGCGATTCTGTTATCCGTACGGTCGCCATTAATATGGTCAATATCTCCATTAGGCCACTCGCCATACATATAAAACCAGGCCAGCCGATGTTGCTTGTATTCTTTTTTATTAATCAGAAGCCCGCAGTAACCATTCAAGTCGACATAGCCTGCACGATCGCCGGGGTTCATTCGCCCCCGCTTTACCTTATAAGTAAAATGTCCTGACTCAGCATCGTAACTGAGGATCTCTTTTAAGAATGCAGTGCTTAATTTCATGGCAGTTCCTTTTGGGGATGAACCTCGTTGCCCAGAAGTGATGGCCCACAGAAAGCCTGCCAGCCCTAGCCAGCACTTCTCCGAGGTTCATTTCCAAACAGGTTCTGTGTGAAAAAAGCGCCGGGCATGGCGCATTTAAGTAGGATTATTTTTCGAAATCACCGAGACAGAGTGACTGTTCCATTTCCCTTCGATTAAGTAGCCCTTTCCATTTAACTCCTCCGGCATAAACCCAACGCCTCAGCTCATTGCAAGCGCCTTCTTGGTCACCGGCATTTAGCCTTTTTAAGAGCGTTGACTTCGAGAACGACCCAATGCCTACGTTGTATGTAAATGAGTACAATGCTGCACGCTGATACTCATCAAGAGGGACTTTAACTAGGGGATCAACCTGCGCCTTAACTTGGCGAACACGCTGCCATAACAACGAGTCACACTCTCGGTCTGTGTAATGCTTACCTTGAATCACTCCAGCACCGGTAATGCCGTCACAGACCGTCCAGACGCCAGCTACATCCTTGTAAGGATCGTATACGCGACCCTCAACCCCATCTTTACCGCCGAGGAATAGCGTAGCGATAAGCATGGCTCCGCCACCTGCGGCAGCAACCAGCTTGTTGCGCAGGCTCGTTGAGATAGCCATGATTATTCCTCGCCCAGTTTGTCAGAAGAAATGTAGCCACGCTCTTCAAGCGCCTTTATCTGCGCCAGAGATACTTTCCGTTTGAAATAAACGTTAATGGCGAACGTCAGCAATGCGACGACAATACCGGCTATGACACCAACAGCACTCCATTCGTCAGGACTGAGCCGTGTAAGCAACCCATTGGCTACCGTACCGGCAGACGCGCCGTAGGCAACGCCAGATGCAAGTTTGCTCATATCAATACTCATGCTCACCTCCGTGATTACGGTCGGTGCTGTCTGTAGTCATAAGAAAATGGCGAGCCTCCCCACACAGCAACGGGTAAGCTTTTAAGGTTTCGGGAGGTCGCCAAAAGAGGGCCGGAAATTCCGGCAAATTAGAATTCTTTCTGTCAAAGGCACCCGAAGATGCCTTTTGCACAAAGCTATTTGGTGGCTTTAACGATCGGCCACAGGAGAGCAATCACGACGCAGATGATCGCGCCATCAGCCAGGACAGACATCATTCGACTGGTAAAGTCGATGGCGACAACCAGAAACAGCAATAAAGCTATCGCCAGCCAGCGCAGCCGGGCCATTACAGATGGTTTTCCAGACGCAGGCCGAGAACGTTGGCAATTTCTTCCAGCACCTTGCGTTCTTCTGGCTCTACTTCGCCATCGGCTTCAGCGATCGCTACGGCGACATCAAGCACGTCTTCTGCTTCGCGCGTGTCGTGTTTAACATCTTCGATTTCACGAAGTGCGGCGCGACGGCCGATTTTGAAATTGGTGTCCAGCTGGCCGACGATCGTGGCGCTGATAGAGTTAATTTCAGAAGTGAATGCCGCCAGAGCTGGCTGATTACGAAGCACTTGCTCAATCTTCGCTTTCTCAGAGGCTTCACATTCGCCATCCGCATATGCCACCAGATACGCAGCGTTTACTACAGCCTGAGCCAGATCGCGCTTCTCAAACTTTTTGATATCGCTGACTGCCTTACGTGCTTTTTTACCGAAACCGAACATAGTGACTTTCCTTTTAGCGGGTGAGCCAGCGCTCAGGAGTAGTCAGCCCACAGAGATAGTCACACTGACCATCACTCTGGCTCACCCCTGAAAGGCTCTGTGGTTGAATGCGCCGAGCGTGGCGCGGGAAATAAAAAAGGCCCGCCGAAGCGAGCCTTATTTAATAAACACCCTGACGCAAATCGCGGTAACTACCTTGCCCGTCGGCACAGGGTGATTTCTTTAATGGTCGCAATTTCAAAACCGGTAAATTTTAAATTCGCGCTCTCCACAATATGAAAGGCTCTTCGTGTTTGCAGCACGGTGCGCACGCCATCAAAGCTGGTGGCATGTAGCGGTAAGCGCCTTTGGTATTGTGTGGAAGTTAAAACAGAAAACCCCGCCGGTCGGCAGGGTTCTTTTTGCGGGTGGTGGTGTTTTGTATGCAGTACGCCCACCATGAGAGAGATATTAATCCATTTTCGGACAAAATCAATCTATTTATTTACGTGCTTTGCTAATTCACCAGCAGCTGCAATGTCGCTGTGCGTTGTCACTATTTTGAAGATCGTGTCAGCATGGCTTTCCTCAGCTTCCAGTTTATCCACCAGCGATTCAAAGAATGGCCTCCAGTTTCTGGTCCATGTACGAACATGCAGGTCTGGCAAATGATGGCTAATAACTTTGAAAGCCTTAGTGCCGGTACTCCGGCGAAAACCAATGCCGCTACACCGATCGCACTCTTTCTCTACGATTGCGCCGAGCATTTTTGATTTTTCAATATCTCTCACACGCCCTGTGCCATTACAACGACAGCGCGCGCTAATAACGCCCTTGCCGTGACATGTCACGCATTTCTCTTCTACTGTATCGACGCGGTATTTTGCTGCGGTCTTCTCTCCGCAGCCAGGGTGAACCATTACATTCGCCAAAAAGTTTATTACGCCGCGCCCGTTACATTCTGGACAGGGGTGATGCTCCCAACTTACTGATTTAGTGTATGATGGTGATTTTGAGGTGCTTACGTGGCTTCCATCTCCATCAGTTGTCCCTCCTGCTCCGCTACCGAAGGCGTGGTGCGTAACGGTAAAAGTACTGCCGGACATCAGCGCTATCTCTGCTCTCACTGCCGTAAAACATGGCAGCTACAGTTCACTTACACCGCCTCTCAGCCCGGTACACACCAGAAAATTATTGATATGGCCATGAATGGCGTCGGATGTCGCGCCAGTGCACGCATTATGGGCGTTGGCCTCAACACGGTTTTACGTCACTTAAAAAACTCAGGCCGCAGTCGGTAACCTCGCGCATACAACCGGGCAGTGATGTGATTGTCTGCGCTGAAATGGACGAACAGTGGGGCTACGTCGGTGCTAAATCACGTCAGCGCTGGCTGTTTTACGCGTATGACAGGATACGGAGGACGGTTGTGGCGCACGTCTTCGGTGAACGCACTCTGGCCACACTGGAGCGTCTTCTGAGCCTGCTGTCGGCCTTTGAGGTCGTGGTATGGATGACGGATGGCTGGCCGCTGTACGAATCACGCCTGAAGGGAAAGCTGCACGTTATCAGCAAGCGTTACACTCAGCGCATTGAGCGACATAACCTGAATCTGAGACAACATCTGGCAAGGCTGGGACGGAAGTCACTGTCGTTCTCAAAATCGGTGGAGCTGCATGACAAGGTCATCGGACATTATCTGAACATAAAACACTATCAGTAAGTTGGAGTCATTACCACCTGACCGAGCCACTTACCAAAAAGTGCTGAATTTTTGAATACATAATATTAGGCAACGTGTGTATTTTAACTCAACTAGTACCATTCTTGCTCTAATAAAAAAATGAAACATTAACTAATGAAGGCTTTAACTAACGGAAATTTAAAGGATAGAGCAATCATACTGAAGAACATTGCACGCTAGGTTCAATTTTTTTGATTTATTAGCTGTTAGTTTATTTCACATGCATCTAAAAATGGAAATGTAAAAATCGTCAATTCCAGCTTATCGCTATTTTTTTAATTTTATCACTTTAGCTTAGAGCATATGTTCTGTGAAAAAAATATTTGTTTAATCTTGAGTCATGCTTGAAAATAGCCACATATTAACAGAGGGAACTTTAATATGAGTCAGGACTTGAAGGTTGGAGCTTTAGCAGTACTGGGTGCTTTTTTTCTTTTAGGGGGTATTAACGCTTACTCGAAAAAGCAAAGCGCAATTAATGAAATTAGTTCATGTGCAACTATAAATACAAGCAATGCAGTATCTAATGTCGAAAGAGACTTATTAGCCAGGCATGATAAAAGCTTATTTGGAGAGGAGTTTATTACTCTTGATTCCATCCTCTTCCATAATGAAACGATTGGTAAACAAGGCACAAGGGTCATCGTCCCTTTCACTTTGATTCGCTCTCAAGGTCAAAGTGAATATGAGGCTGAAGTAAGATGCTCCGACTTTAATATCATTAAATACACTAAATTATAAATGTAAAAGGATTTCAAAGCACTCGCTTCTGCAGTCACAACAATATTAATATAGTTATTTTATTTTTGAAATTTATAAAAACTCACACAGCAATCAGGTGATTATATGTTAAAACCATTGAAATACTACGTTGGCAAGGACAGGTCAAACAACCTCCTTTTACATTGCGAAGACTGCAAACATTTGCCCGCTTCAGATTGCCGTACCTTTATTGGTAGTTTTTACACACCGAATCAGGCCTTTTCATTAGCGGTTAGGAAATTTTCATCTCTAGAACATTGTGCCTTCTGCCAAGATGAATCGAAACATTTCGCAAACGATGAAACGCATTTTCCATATGTATATTGCGACGCTTCGATTTCATTAAGCAAAGGCAAGAAAACATTAAAACCAGTACATCATTCCCCCTCTACTAAGAAACCAAAATTTTGAGTTCCTTTGTTTTAACATGAAAGCGCCCGAAGGCGCTAATTTCTAAAATGCAGACTGGAAAAGTATCACTAATCGTACATTATCGGAAACGGCAGAATTAACTTTATCCAGTTTCTCCCATATCTGGGATCGTCATCTGTCCCGCCAGTTCGGCGACAGCGGCGCGGAGCATGCGGATGTTTTCCCATGTTGCCTTATCGGCACGCTCCACCAGGGCGATAAACTCTGCCATGGTCATTTCCGTATTAAGACGGGTCTCTATCGCTACTGAGCTGAAGCGGTTGAACTTCTCCATTACCTGCGCATCGTCCAGGTCAGGATACTGAGCGGAAACCCATGCTTTCAGCTCCGCGTTCTCCAGCTTCTTCTGCTTCAGGCGCTGCGCTTTGGCAATGATCTCAGCAGGCACAACAACTACCGTAGGGTTATCAAACGAGTCTGCCGCCCAGGTATGGGCGAAGCGCGATTCATTAAACGGGTAAATATCCTTGTCGCCAAACATCGCAGCTGCGCAGGCCCATACTTCAACACCGCTTTGCTCAATGATACCGGCGCGGGTCAGCGGCATGTTTTCGTCATACTTGCTCTCAGCGTTAACCACTGCCTGAGTGGCCCCGGCGGGGATGCCTGAGCGGTATTCGGCAATAATTGACATAACTTCTTCAACGCAGCTCTGGTCGATAAAAAGTACCGTGTGCCCTTCATCGGTTTCGCCGTTCTGAGCGTCGCACAATAGTTCGACCATGCGACGGGCGCGCGCAGCGCTGAACTGCGGCATAGCATCAGCTTTGGTCAGCTTCTTCTTGCCAGTCGCCTTCGCCTTCTCCAACTGCGTTTTTGCTACGCTCCCGGCTTTCACACCATGCTCGCGCACCAGCGCTACGGCTGTAGTCGCGGCCAACTCTTTGTTTTTCACCATGGCGATCAGCTCGTCACCGGAGGTCAGCAGCTGCAGGTGATGTTCTACGTCAGCAATGGAGCGCTTCACCTTCTTCGCAATTTCTGCAGGTTCCATGCCCTGATTCATCATGCGCTGATAGGCTGCTGCACGCTCCAGCGGTTCCAGCGCGCGGCCCTGGCTGCTTGTGACCATGAAGGCGATGCGGTCGGCTTCACTGCCAAAGAAGTCTTTGCACTCCAAGCGAATGTCGTAACCAGCCTCTTTAGCCAGCTTCGCACCGTGATAACGGTGATGACCGTCGATGATCTTAATGCCCTGCTCAGTGACCTGCACAGCGAGCGGAGGCACATGCTCACCAGCGATAAAGGCGTCGCGGAATTCTTCAACGTGGGTCTGGTCAATTTCTCGGATGTTGTAACCACTTTCGACATACAGCTCATCGACGCCCAGCAGGTAGGTTTTGCGGGTTGTGATGTTGGTTTCTGTCTTCGCTTTGTTGTCGTAAATTCTTGCTAAGTTAGTCATTTGTTTGCCAGCTCCCAAGCCAGGGTAACGATCAGCGCGGCGATCATCAGGGCCGCAGTGCGAATGCTTTGGTAAAAAATTACGTTGCGCTCAAAGTGGCGCAGTACATGGACTTTCATCAGATTCCACCCCACGCGTCTGCGCTCGGCTTCGGCCTTGAGGCTTTGGCCTTCTGCATGCACATACGACGGCGCGCTACAGCCTGGTCACGGAAGCGAGGCTTAGCCGTGGCGTCCATCGCGTTCAGCCAGACGGTTGCCGCGCGGCTCCAGCAGTTGCGAGCCTGTAAAGACATAGCCAGCTTGCTCAAGCGCGCGTATTCGGCGTCAACAGCCGTAGCCTCTTCAACCAGGTAATAGCGGAATTTCATGTCAAGGTAGACTTCACCCATCGTCACCAGCGTTTTCCCCGCTTCGCGTACAGTCCGCACGTTCGCCTTCATCCCCTTAGCCAGTTCGGAAGCCGTCAGGCCCGGATGCTCTTTCAGGTACGCCA